GAAATTACCTCATTATTGAGTAAATATTTTATGCCTTGAGTCTCGTCATTTTCTGGAGGAGAATAAATTAAAATTTTTGTTGGGTCAATAGTTGACGTAGTATTAAGTATTTCTATCTCAGATATGTTTGAGGGTACACTAGCAAAGTTATTATAGTAACATTTAGCATATGCCTCAAAAAATAACTGTCCACTATCTGGCAATTCGGTTGTTTGTAAGTTGACATTTATATTATTATTACCAAAGTTAAAATTGTACCAATCCAATGCTGGACCAATTTCTTGAGTTATTGGATGTATATCATTTGTAAACCAAGTGTCATTATTTTCGCTTAATGGCCAATAGTGTGTAGTTCCAGAATTTCCAACAAGTCTAAATCTTAATGCTAACTTAACTTTTACAGCCATATTTTGACCAGAAACATCAGTAAAATTAAGGTCTCCAGTAGTACTAAATAAAAAATCTCTATTTATTGAAATACTAGAGCCAGTTATAGCAGCAACAGAGCCTAAATCAATGATGAGCTTGTCGCTAGATGCTAGATTGAAACCATAGTTTGCGCCATGATAATTAACATTGTTGAATCTATAACCATTCCAAATCGGAATCTCGTTAGAGCTAAATTCGTAATCTGTTGAAGTGTCACTATTATTATTATAGCTTATGAATGGCATATCAAAAGGAGTTAAATGAGCATACTGCCCTTTGACTTCTTTAAGAACTGGAAGCATACCAAAATCAGCTCCAAATCTTTTATAAAATGTGCTTGGTCCTGTTTCTACAATTATATTTGCAACACCATTTGAATCTGGATTTACAGAACTTGAGTTAAGATATCTTCTAAAGAAATTACTAATTCCAGTAACTGGGTCTACGGACGAATTGATATGATAATTGTTTACACTTATTATATGCCAAGTTCCGAAACTAAAGAAACATCTTGCACAAAAACTCTTACAAATTGAGTCTAATAAGAAAAAAGCATCTTTATACTTTTTTGTTCCGTCATCTTCATTAACATCAACAAAAGCCATAAAATTAAATCTGCTGAAATTTAATGGGTCTCTATGTGAAACAAAACCAGCTGAATCTGTACTCCAATTAACACTAGTAATTATCAAATTTTCATCAGCAGCAATATAATTATTAGTCCAAGGAATTTGAAGTCTGAAAGCGTTTAAAAAATAAGCAATTATTTGAAAAGAAGATGGCGTTGTATATGCAACGCCTTCGTTAAATGGTTTATCTTTTAAAGCTGCTAATCCGTCTATTGCCGTCAATGTTACTCTTTGTGGATAGTCAACATCTTTTTCATTTGAAACATCATTTAAAATTACACCAGCCCAATATAAATGAAAATCTTCGACTTCATTTCTGCTTTTATAAATAGCCATATCAAATTGACCATAATCTGCTGATTGGATACTATTGACAACGGCTCTTTGTGCATCATTTTCTAAAAAAATATCAAATTTCACTTCACTAGGTATTAATCCAGTAAATCTATTATCTGTATCTGTTTGATATGTTAAGCTAAAACCATCAGCACCTAAATTAGGAGTGTATTGTGTAGAATCAGATGAGTCATTATCAAATACTTCTATTTTATAAAAAACACCGACATCTGTTTGAAACTCTAATAAAAATTTTTTATCTCTTGCCATTAGTAACCTCTTGTTCTATCTCTGTTCTTTCTTGCTCTATCTGAGCTTATTAATATGTCTGAGCCACTTATACGACCAAACACCTCAACACTACCTTGACCTTCACCAATCATTGATTTAAGTTTATCTAATGGAGCTATGACCTCTGGATTAGACATTGATGTTCCTGGTCCTTCTCCAACAAGACCAAGAGTAGCTCCAGTAACCATACCACCTTGTGCAAAGGCTGGAATTTGTGTTGAAGCAATAGTTGCTATTTGAGCAGCTCCTATCACACCAGCAGCGATTGACAATGGTATATTAGGCAATGCTTCAACAACAGCAGAAGCAGTTGCTACAGTAGCCTCGAGGAGTGCAACAGCCTTAGCTCTTTTTGCTTGTTTCTTGTCGGCTTCTGCTTTTTTATTGTCAAATTTTTCATTGATATCGTTTATTGCTTTTTCTTTTTCTTCTTCACTCATTTTAGAAGCAGCAATTTTATCTAATTCTTTAGCTTTTTCATTATCTAACTCAACCATTCTTTTATTATGTAATTGACTAAATAAATTAGAAACGCCTCCAACTAATTTTGATATTTCTGCAAATGTGTCTTGAATTTTTCTTTTATATTCGTCAGCAAAATCAAAGAATGCACCCTCTAAACTTTCTAAGCCATCTGGTTTAATATCTGCTATTCCCTCTAACTCTGTTGGTAGTGATAAATTAGTTGGAATTTGTCCAGGCTTTTTTGGCTCTATTCTACCAGGTGCTGCACTCCTTTCTATTGTAATAGTGGTTTTCTTTGGAATTGCGTTTATTGATTTAGTAAGATTATCAACGCCATCAGTTGTATCTTTGACCTCTTTTTTAAATTCCTCAAGGTCTAAAGTATCTATCAAATCAATATCTAGTCCAGGTATTTTATTGATAGCTTTAATCATTTGATTGATAGCCTCAATAACTCCGTTAGCCATCTTTCTAAAGAAGTTTCTAATCTTAACGGCAGTTTCACTTGACGATGTTGCTAGAAAAGCTATACCAGCTACAAGACCAGCTATTGCAGTTGCTATTAATCCAATTGGATTAGCTGCCATAACAACTCCTAAAACTCTTATAATCTTTAATAAACCTCCAACGGCAGTAGTTATTTTACCAAGTAAGAAAATAGCTGGACCTAATGCAGCAGCAAAACCAGCAACTTGGACTATTGTCTTTTTTTGTTCATCTGTCAAACCTCTTAAAAATCCAACAAGACTTTTTACTTTTTCTACAAATGGACCTATATTATCTGAGATTATTTTACCAAACTCCTCTCCTAAATCTCCAAGAGAATTTTGTAATTGTTGTATACCACCAATACCAGCTTGAGCAGCAGCTTCAGCACTTCCTCCATATTGTTTGTTAAGTTCGTCTAATATTATAGTCTGAGCATCTGCTAGTCTATTTGTTTCAGCTAAAGATTTTATTGTTGCTTTCTGTTCTTCTGAGAATTGTATACCACTACGACTAAGAGCTGATAAGTTTGCGACTGGGTCGTTCAAAGCCTTACCCAATTGAATAGATGCAGACTTTAAATCTCCATCAAGTCGAGTTGCTAAATCTAAAGCAGCTACTTGAGTTCGTGCAAATTGCTCTCCACTAATATTAGTAAACGTAAGTAGTTGAGCAGTAGCATCTTTTAAAATAACCTCATCGCCAAATATTGTCTTACCTTGTAAGTCAGCAGCCATCTTTTGAAGTTGCTCAGAAGTAAATCCAGCAGCGTTGCCAGTACTTCTTAAACCAGACTCAACTTGTGCTAATGCTTTTTGTTGTTTGTCAAATGCTTTAACACTTGCAGCTCCAAAAGCTAAGATTGGCAAAGTCAAATTTCTGCTAAGATTTTTACCAGTCTTTTGCATTGATTTGCCAAATCGCTTCATAGATGAGGATGCTTTCCTCAATCCACTCATAAATTGCTTATCGTTCAACGATAACTTAATACTTAAATTCTTCTCAGCCATTGTCTTTATTTAGCAATTCATATTTCTTTTTAACATATTCTGCTCTCTTTCTTTGTTTGTTGATGTCGGTCTTTCTTTTCTTTTTCTCCCAATCAAACTTAACAAGTTTCTGGGGAGTTAGGTTTTGTCCTTTCTTTGTATGTGGTTGTAAATTAACACAAGCCAACCATCGTACTCGTTCCCACTCTTGACGCTGCTCTAATTCAAATCGGTCATTAATACCTTTTTGAGTACATAGAAACTCGTGAAAAGTTAGATTCCAAAAGTCTTTGGGTAATAAGCCAAGACCATAAGCAACTGCCTCTAGCTTATCCCAAGTTACTTCTTCTTCTTTGCCACTTTCTTCGTGGCTTTGTCGTTTCCCTCCGTTCCAAATTTAGCAGAGAATTGTTCTGAGAATACTTCTAACACTTTATTCAAAGCCTCAAAATCTTCATCTAACATATCAGCGACATCATCAACATTTAAAGAACATTCTTGACCACTCACTCTAGAGCCGTCTTTTATTCCGTTTAGGATTAGATAACAAGCATCATCTAAGCTCATACCCTCTCCTAGCTTATCTAAGTCAGCTAAACTTCTTCCAGTATCTTTACAGAATAACCTCAACGAGTTCATTCCAAATCTTACTGGGTAATCCTTTCCGTTTATTATAACTACTTCGTACATATCTTGTTGGTTTTATATTGCTAGTTGGGAGACGTGCCGTAGCACAATCCCCAACCAACAAAGAAATTATTAAATTGCGTTCTGAGTCAACGTTCCACTTCCCTCGATAGAAACCGAGTAAGTTGGAGCGTCTTCTGTTCCAGCAGAGTACTCCATACTAGAAATAAAACCAGAGCCACTATAAGTATAGTCTCCAGAAGCTGGAGAAGCTAAACCAAATACAAATGTGACTGGAGTTCTAGCCATTGCTTGAGTAAATAACTCATCTGGCTCTGTGTCACCAGCTCCAGTATTAAAGTCCATAAGACCATCAGCCGAAAGACTGAAAGACTTTTGTCCTCCTATTAAATCTCTAAATCCCTGACTGTCCTTAGTCGAGATGTCTATCGTATCAACGTTGATTGATAGCGATACAGTTTGTGAGTGCATTAGTTTAGCATTCGCACCACCATCACTAGGACTTACAGTAAGCACTAGGTCTGTTCCGTTAAAAATTGCCATAATCTTTTAATTTTATAATTTATAATTAGCTAATATCTAAATCCTTTGAAGTTTCCTTCTTTTTAGATTTTTTCTTTGTTGTGTCTATTGCATTGTTATGTCTGAGAAAATTAAAGACTGTTCTCACTACTTCGTAAGATTCGCCTTGTTTGTATTCTATTCCTCTACATTCAATATCTTTTTTTATCTTTACTTTATACATATCTAATTTTTTATCCAATGTTAAATCTATAATCTTGTGCTATTCCATAAAAGCCTTGCTGACCAGCAGAATCGTCAAATAATTCATTTTGATTTTGAAAAAATATCTTATCAACCTCTACACCTTGAAATGTGCCACTAACATAGTCTAACGCCGTCCTTACTTTATTAGATAATGTTATTAAATTAGAGTAGCTTGTGCTATATAAATTAATTTGTACCGTCACATAATCATATGTACTAGGACCATTCTTTGTATTGTTCGGCTCATCTGATACTACTTGATAAGTAATGTATGGAGTTTGAACATCTTTTGGAAAGTCAAAACGACTTGGAAAGATTCTTGGGTCTGTGCCTAAATCAGATATTATAGCTAACACGGCTGCATTATTTGTTAAGATGTCGAATATTGCTTTACCTACTGTCATTACTTCATTTTTTTATCAATGAGCTTTCTTATTTCTGATATTACGCTATTGATAGCCGTATTACCTTTACTAGCAGCAGTCTTATCTAACATTCTAAGTCCTGGAATGCCTCTAAATCCATACTCTAAGAAATAAAAATAAAATCCACTTTTATTCATAGCTGCAAATGATTTTTTAACTCTTGGTCCAATATATACTGTGGGTGGCTTTCCTTTTACGTTTTTACCATTTATTATAGCTAGTGATTTTTTAAGTTGATTAGATTGAACTGGTACAATAGACTTAAGCTTTTCTAGTATAGGTTTAGAGGCTTTTCTCATTCCTTGCCTTAAAATTGTTTTATTTTTACTATCAGACATATTAAGACTCTCTAAATCCTTAATTAAAGAGTTTAGTTCTTTCTCATCAATAGTAGCAGTAACAAAACCAGCGTGACCACCTTGATTACCTCTTAATATTTTACTTGTTCCTACTGCCATTATACTGCTAAGTCTATTGAGTTGGTTTCCAACAACGTGAGTATTAATTTATCTTTTCTTCCTACCTCTTTTATGCTTTTGATTGAATAAACCGTATTGCCGAAAGTTATAGCGAATTGTGGACTTATTCCAATGTCTGTTCTATATCTGACTAGACATTCTATTGTTTGTTTATTGATTAAAGCATCAGCATCATAAGTTGAATTGCCACTTTTGAAATCAAAGCTGCCATAGATAGTTACAAAAGAGCTAGTATTTACCTCTCTTTCACCATATGTATTATTAGTGAAAGTCCTTTTATAGAGTTTTAACTTTCTATCTAGTTTGCCTATTATCATAGTTCTAGCAATCTATAAGGAGTTAGTAAGTGGTCTACCATTAATGGTAATTCACTTGCAATAGTTCCAGTAACAACGTCTTGACGATTCTCATAGTAACGACCAACAATAATATAAATAGCTTGTACTATTGGAGCTGGTACGTTACTAGCAGAACCACCAACTATAAACTTAACTTCAACTGCGTTTGGTCTTTCAAAAGTATCTGGGAAGTCTCCGTTTTCTGATTCATATATTCTACCAGGTCTTATCTTAGCATCTACATCATAATTTGATGCATCTAAAGTTTGTTGCACATTGTTGGTATCATAATACTTGATATGAGTAACATTAGCACCCTCACCTACTTGTAAGTCAATGTAAGGAGGAAACTCGTCATAGTAGATTATATAGGTCTGTGTTATTAATCTACGTCTAGTGAATTCTTCAACTACACCAGTAGCAACATTAATCAATGATGTGATGTAAGCATCGTCATCATCATAGTCTGAGTCTATTCTTAAAAATGTCTTAGCCTCTGCTAATGATATAACAGTAGACGTTGGAGCAGTATCAAGAACTAGCTTACCATAAGGCACATAGTCAGTACCTCTTAATGTATTGAAGTTGTAGTTGTAGTATTCCATTTAAAAAAAATTAATGGAGAGAGTGTTTCCACTCCCTCCGTTAAAAAAATCAATTATGATTCTGTTTGTATTTCTACAAATGCAGTTCCATTGTCAACGGCATTACCATCAACTAATGAAGTAGCAATCATTCTTCCGACACCAGATGCAGCAGAAGTATATGGGTCAAATAAGACATCCAATCCACCGAACTGTGCAATGTGTACTCTTGAGAAATCACCGAATAAAACATTGTCAAAATTACTAGTTTTATTACCTACATTTGAAGATACAAAGCTAAAGTAAGAGTTGATAGTCTTATCTCTGTTATCATAGATTGGTGAAACTGAAGAAACTTGAGCTAAACCTTTAATTACTGCTAAAGCGTCAGAGTTACATAGATATGCGAATCTACCACCTAATAATGGTACATTGTTACCTAATACAGTTGACTCCATTGCTAAAAGAGCAGCAGCATCAAGAGTAGCTCCACCATCAGCAGCATCAGCAAAGATTGATTGTGGACCACCATCTGAGTTATCAGCAGCACCTAATAAGTTTTTCTCTAATTGAGCAGCAACTGAAGCAGCCATATTTCTACGTATTGCAGCTTCTACACCAGCGTTTTGAGTCATAGCCTCAGCAGAAATCTCAACAATAGAAATACATTTTTGAGGAGAAAGTGTTAAACTTGAAGCAGAACCAGCAGCAGAAACAGAGCCACCAGTCTCACCTACGAAACTAGTAGTGATTCCACTTATAACTGGGAACTTCATATTCTTTACTCCTGAATAGTAGTTAGCACCAGCACTAGCTAAAACTAAGTTTGCTTGTAACTGGTCTGTAAAACTCATAGTCTCAACCTCGTTTACATTAGAAGTTGTGATTGCTCTTGCTTCTAATACAGAACTTGGTATTGCTATACCTTTATACATTTGACCAGTATAACGAGCCTCGTTACGAGCTTCAGAATCCATTTCTTTTACTAATCCTTCTAGTTTACCAGAGTAAGCAGCCTTCATAGCATCTTGGAAAGAATACTCTCTAACTTCTTTTGGAGTGTTTTCTGTTACTTCTTTAACAGCTTTAGTAGCTTGAAGTTTCTCAAAAGACTCAGCACGTACTGCCATCTTATTTAACTCCTCTACTTTTTCATTTAAAGAATCAAAGCTAACTTGCTCATCAGATGTCATATCACGACCTTCAGCAGAAGATACTAGACTTTCCATCTTTTCGATAACCTCAGCTCTTTCTTCTTTATAAAGTTTTGATGTTTTCATTTTATAGAAAATTAATATTAATATTTATTTTTTAAGATTTTTAAACGCATTTCATTGAGGGAGCGTTGCTTTAAATCTTCTTCTTCTTTTATGCCCTCTAATTTTTCAGCCTCTAAACTTTCTTCAAATTTTTTAGCTTCTTCTTTTTCTTGCCATTCTTTCATAGAACGTAACGCAACAGAACTAGATGCTGAGGAATATGCGGGAAACACAACGCTGGACACGTCAAATAATTGTGAAACTTTATCAATTGTTCTGATATTCATTCCGTCTTTTACTTCCCAACTATCCTCTTCAACAGTAAATGCAAAGCTAGATTGACTAATAGTTCCATTCTTTAATAGTTCCATCAAATCTCTAGCAGTTGATGTATTTGGCAAATCAGCTTCATATCTCAACCCTTTCTCATCGACAGAAAGTCTTAGCGTTCCGTTTGTTGTTCTAGCTAGTATTAAGTTTGCATCGTGATTTACTAAGAATCTTACATCATCTTCTAAGCGACCATCAAAAGCACCTGGAGCAATATACTCTCTAAAACCTCCTAAGTCATTAGACTCTGAATTAAAGACTGCACCGTAACCGACAACAGTTGGCTTATCTCCATCCATCCTTAGTTCTAAGTCTTGAACGTCAAAAGTTCTTACCTCAGCGTTAGGATTGTTTCTCATATACAATGGACGTTTCATTTCATCCTCATCGTGGTCTGGAGTGTGGTCACTCATATCTTTATCTTTTAGAGCTTCTTTTGCTTGGTCGTGTGTATCGAATGGCATATAGTAAGTCTTGCCATCCATAGTATGCTCGTGAGAGCCACTTCCTCCAAGTTTTTCAGCCTCAGCCTCAGCCTCTTCTTTAGTGTCGTATAATGGTAACTCTATACCATCAACAATCATTGAGCCGACCTTTTCACGCTTCTCGTCTTTATCGTGGTGATAGCTATCCTCCATTTCATCCGTTAGCTTATCATAAGTGATAATGATTGAGTCATCTGTTTCCTCAATCTTTTGGATGTGTCTTAAATCGTGCTTTTTCATAAATCTATTATTTTCTTCCATTTCTTTTTTTACTGGATGATTGTCTGGCAGTAAGTCTGTATCGTGCTTACCACCTTGAAATCTACCTTTTTTAAGAGCAAATAAAAACGAATTGACTCTAGCCATTGCCCATTGCTCTGCACTTGTAACATTAGGTCTTACCGAGCCAGGATTGGTATTGTAAGCTCCAACACCTCTCTCGAATACTTTTACAAGTTCAGCGTAAGTAGTACGACCATTCCAAGCTAAATCCAGCTCTTTTATTTCTTCATTATGTTTTTCAACTTTGTTCTCTAATCCTTTTTTTACTTTAGCACTAACTTGATTTTCTTCTTTCTTGCCCTCTAGCTTTTTTGTTAGTTCTAAAATTACATCTTTCATTCCTTGCTCTCCTAGAGTTCCAATCGTTCCCCATTTAATTTGAGCAACCACACCACCTACATTAGAAAGGTTAGGCTCTGTATCTCCTTTGAATTGTTTACCATCTTCAAAGTGTCTTTTAATCCAAGACTCTCTCTCTTTTATCCATTCTCTAATAGCCTCTGTATCTTGACCATCTCTAGCTCTACTCCATAACATAAAAGCCTCATTCCCTCTTATGTTACCTCCAGCTTTCCAAATCTCTGGAGTTTGTTCTTTTATAGTTTTAGCAAAGTCATAGTCAAATTGTGGCTCTTCGCTATTTCTGAGACTTATCTTTTTATCATCTCCCTTATTAGGAAAGTTTGTTTGTCTTTCCTCATCATCTTCTAGTTGAGCATAACATACTGCAAGTCTTTGTTTGTTATCATCATACTCTTTCATAAACTCATCGGACATACATCTTTCGATGAACTCCTCATTAGTTTCGTTTTGTTCTTTAGTCGGTATCGGCATTGTCCTCCTCTTCTACGTCTCCAATAGGAGCAAAATTCAACGGCATAAACAACTGGTCACCCTCTGGTCCAACTCTATTCAAGTCCTCCATTCGTCTTATCTCATTAATAGACAAAGCACCGATAGAAGCCATCTCTCTGTAATAACTTGCACGAGATGAACTATCTCCTCTAAGCAAAGCCTTTGCATCTAGCTTAATACTAAACAAGCCAAACTCTCTATCTCTAAATAACTTTCTGTTAAGCTCTTGCTCTACCATCACCATATAAGGAGTCAAGGTAAATCTTACAAAGTCTATTGATAAAGCCTCTATACTAGAATAGTTAGCTGCCTTTTCGAGATGT